CTATCACGGCCGTGACCTGCGCGCCGAAGCCGGACACCACACGATCCGCGCGCAACGAATTGCAGTGCTTGCACGCCGGCCGAAGATTGCTCGGAACGGTCGGGCCGTAGAGACTGTAAGGCTTCACGTGGTCCATGGTCTCCGTGCCCCTGTGCGTGCATCCCGGCATGTCCAGCCAACAATCGGAGCCGAACGTGAGCAGCACTTGCGCGGCCATGTTCGGCGGCACCCTCTTGCGCTTCATTGCCTCTTCCCCATCCACTTGTTCACGTCGTCCACGAGATACACCACGCGGCCCTCCAACATGTACCACTTCGGCCCACGGCCCTGCTTGCGCCACATGTAGAGCGTCTGACCGGACTTGCCCAGGAACTCGGCCAGCTCACGCGCATACAGGAAACGACGGCCCATCAGTGGCACCACCGTTTCAGTGACGCGGCCACATCCCGGCAATCGTAGGTCTTCAAGCCCAGCACACGGCCGCGCGCATGGATGCCGGCGCCACTCTTGTCGGAAAGAATCGTCTGCATGTCCAAGTCGTGCGCCGGGTTCTTCGTGCTCAACCCGATCAGCGCCATAAGCTCGGGCCGGGTGATGGTGTCAGAGCACGCACACCGCTGCTCGATGTTCGGCAGAGCGTACTTCACCATCGCGCGGAGATTGCGAAGCTTCGTCTTGTTCGCCGGTGACTGCTTGCGAACGGTGCGTTTCCTCGTTGGTTTGTAATCGACTGCATATCCCATAATGTGAACCTCGATTCGGAACGTTGATTGATAGAGACTTTTGGGTGGTGAGGGTTAGAGCGGGGAGACCTAGACGTAGGCGACGAAAACAGACGAACATTTGTTCGTCTGCAATCAATCGTCTGCAAGGTCTCCACGCGACTTTCGGTCTGGAGCCGGGCCGTCGCATTGTCGAGAGCGGCCCAATGGCCGCCGTGAATGGTCCCGCCAAAGCCTCCACAAAAATGTGTGGTCACGCCGCCCTATTACGCCTTAACCGGCAAGCCCTGGTGGTAGGGAAGCGCTCAAGCACCCCGCAAGGGTGACAGGTTTCGTTTCGCTAGTAACGATGCGCCAGTCGTCCGCAGTGGGTTAGACCCGTCGACGTGCTACCGGGTCCCTGCACATCCCCGGTCACGGCACATTCAGTTATCCAGAACGGCGCGCCCTACTCAGGCGGCGCCGCGCACAACGCCAGATAAAGCTCACGGAACAATGTCCGCGCCTCGTTACAACTGAACGCGTACACACGGCCCGGCCTCTTACGGCCGTCCATGGTCGTCGTGATCGTCACGGCCACATAGCCCTGAGGCGTGGGCCTTACGGTGAACTCATACATGGTCGTTCCATCCCAGAAACTCGGCCGCCGCGGCCCACGCCAGACACAAGCCCAGCGAGAACAGCACGAGCGGCGAAACAACAAGCAGCACGACGAACTGGCAGATTTTGCGGATCACGTCACGCCTCTTCGATATCGAGTTGCACGGCGTCGGGTATCGACTTGATGCAGCAAATCAGCTCATAGCCCGCGTACTCGGGTATCGAGACGGTGGTAAGCACGATGGCCGGCGCGTCCTTGTCGTCCGTGAAGCAGCGCACCGGGCCACAGGACCATTTCACGCTGTTCTTCGTCTGGAGCCGGAACACCACGAGGTCGCCCGGCCGCACGTCCCCGGGCTCGGTCGAAATCTCATACCGCATCATGCGCCGCCTCGTCATGCTTCGGCATGCCGCACTTCGGGCAACGCGCCTGAGGCGGATAGATGAACCAACCATGCGCCTTCGCGTGCTGGTCCGCCGCGACGTTCCACGGCACCGTCATGGTGAAACCGCAATCATCGCACTTCACGACGTGATACATCATCGGTCCTGCTCCCTTGCATTCAGAAAACGATTGATCTCCTCACGCCACTGCCTCAAATCGGCCGGCGACGCGTCGAATTCCAAGCCGCAACGCGGCGCGAAATAATCCGGGAACGACACACGGAACATGCGGTATTCCTCGGCTTCGGCGTTCAAACAAATCGACATGCGCATGGTCACGCCTCCAACGGCTTCGCGTAATCGGAACGGCCTGTGAGGTAATCAAGCGACACGTCGAACGCGTCGGCGATTTTCCGCATGTCCTTCAAGGTGAAGTTGGTGCGGCCGTGAAACTTGTCGCTCACGGCCTGTTCGGACACGCCCAGCACCTCGGCTAGGTCGCGCTGCTTCAGATGGTGGGCTCTCAACAGTCTTCGGATATTGCTAATCAAATCTGCCTTCTTCGTAGAAGCTACTGAATATCTGTAATTACTACACGTCAAAAACTGAATCTGCAACCGCGACACGCCTAGTAGCTACGGAATATCCGTAGTAAATTAGTGGTTATGACAGCAACAATGACAATGCCGAACGCGATGCGTAGGCAAGATGTAGTAGCAAAGAACGTTGGTTTGATGGTGAAGGCGCGTGGGCTGAAGAAGAAGGATCTAGCGCAAGCGATGGGGATTTCCCCTCAGGCTGTTTCCACGCGGTTGCAGGGTACTGCCAATTGGACGCTAGACGAGGCTTGCGCGGCTGCCGATTTTCTCCGCGTGCCGCTGGACACACTTCTTCGCGCGTCGCTTACCGCCGGCGAGGTGCTGGGGTATGAAAAAACCGCCGCCCCGGATGATTCCGGGAACGGCGGTCAATTGGTAGCGGGGCATGGATTTGAACCATGGACCTCTGGGTTATGAGCCCAGCGAGCTACCGAGCTGCTCCACCCCGCGTCGGCTTGTCTCTCAGACAGCTCTATCTACAATAGGTGCAGATTCCAGAAAGTCAACATCGGCGTGTCGCGTCATCTTCCCGCGGTTTTAAAACGTGAATTGGCTCACGCAGCGAGGGGTTTGGGGCGGAGTCGGAGTCGGGGTAATAACGCGCCATAAATGGCCGTTATAGGAATGCCCTGAACCGTTATCCCGAATATTGACATAATAGGAACATGCCTATCAAGATCCCCAGTGGCCTGCCGGCCAGAGATATCCTCGATTCGGAGCGCATCTTCGCTCTGGAGAAGCCCGAGGCGGAGCGTCAGCGCGTCCGCCCGCTCAAACTGGTGATCCTGAACTTGATGCCTAAGAAAATCGAGACTGAAACACAGCTGCTGCGTCTGATTTCCAAGTCGCCGCTGCAGGTCGAAATCGACTTCATGAAGACCTCCACGCATGAGGCCACGCACGTTTCCGCCGATCATCTCGTCAAGTTCTACGAAAACCTCGATGCGTTCAAAGACAACTATTACGACGGTTTTGTGGTCACCGGCGCGCCTGTAGAGCATATGCCGTTCGAAGATGTGGACTACTGGGACGAGTTCAAGACGATTCTCGACTGGGCCTCCACCCATGTGTTCTCCACCATATACCTGTGCTGGGGTGCGATGGGCGCACTGTACTACCGCTACGGCATCCACAAGGTGGATTACCCCGAGAAGATTTTCGGCGTATTCCCGCAGTACCTGCAGGATGAATACTGCTTCCTGACCAATGGCTTCGACGAGATTGATCTGCAGCCGCACTCCCGCCTCGCCGGCGTGAACGAAAACGAGGTACGTGCCAACCATGACCTTCAGATCTTGACTTGGGGGCCGCAGTCCGGCCCGGGCCTGATCGCCACGCGTGACTTCTCCGAAGTGTTCGCGCTCGGCCATTGGGAGTACGGCAAGTACACGCTCGCCGAAGAATACGAGCGCGATATGGCCAAGGGCATGACCAACGTGCCCTTCCCGAAGAACTACTTCCCGCATGACGATTCGAAGCTGGAACCGTTGTTCGCCTGGCGCGCCCACGCCAATCTGCTGTGGCGCAACTGGCTCAACTGGGTGTACCAGACCACGCCGTATGACCTGACCGAGGTGCCGCAGCTCAGGGCTGAGAAGAAGCTCGGTACTGATCGTTCGATTCGGCATGAGCCGGGCGGGCCGCGCCAGGATGATTTCAAGCCGTTTGTGCATGACGGGTATGGGGTGATTCAGGGCTGAGCCTACGATCTCCCCTCAGTCGCCTACGACGACAGCTCCCCTCGACGGGGAGCTCCTTTGCTTCTCCTTCACGGCTCGGCCCATCAGAAGGAGCTACTGTTGGAGGTTGCGTTCGTAGCGTGGACGGTTGTTCGTCCACGATGTGGACGGCTTGATGAACGTAATGCCACACATCCGCGTAATGCGACCAATAGTGCACAACGTTCGCGAAACGCCCGGGAAAACCTTGCAGCAGTAGGGATTTCAGGAGACTCGCCGGTATAATATTGACATTGTCTAGACGCAGGCAAATAATCACTCTTCAGTCATTCGGAGCCGAATGCCCAGCGCAGACTCCGTGTCCATGCCCGGCAGACTCCACACCGAGGAGACAAAAAAAGACGAAAGTAACGAGCACGTCACATTTGCCTGCCCGGTGGGTTTAAACTGACACCTGACATTGAAGAAGCAGGAGGCGTGATATGGTCGGTTCGCTCAGCGCAGGATTGCTGTTGGCTGACGAGGCAGGCGCTCATCTGCCCTCGGTTGATGACTTCCTTCCCCCGGAGATTCTGTTCCAGGGAACTCCGTTTGCCATCAACCGCATTATTTTGATTCGTATCGTGGCAACCATCGTGCTGTTGGTGGTGCTCGGCGTGACCGCAAAGCGCGCCAAGCTCATCCCCGGCCGTTGGCAGGGCGTAGTCGAGTACGGTCTCGACTTCGTGCGCGACAAGGTCGTGTATGACGTGATGGGTGAGGCCCGTGGCAAGCGCTACGTGCCGATGATCACCACCCTGTTCTTCACGATCTTCATTTTCAACCTGTGCGGCATCATTCCAGGTATGAACATGGCGGCCAACGCCACGGTGGTCATGCCGCTCGTGTTCGCTGTCTGGACACTGATCCAGTACTGGATCGCCGCCATCCGCTCGCAGGGCCTCGGCCACTATCTGCGCCACGAGCTGTTCACCCCCGGTGTGCCGTGGCCGGTCTATTTCCTGCTGGCTCCGATCAACCTGCTTGAGCTGTTGATCATCCGCCCGGCCTCCCTGACCATCCGTCTGTTCGCCAACATGGTTTCCGGCCACCTTATGGTCGCCACCTGCCTGGCGTTCGCACAGTTCTGGATGGTTGACGCGGTCAACAAGCTGCAGGGCATCCCGGTGGGTGCGCTGTGGTTCGCCGGTGGTTTCGCCATGACCTGCTTCGAGGCGTTCGTCGCCTTCCTGCAAGCCTACGTCTTCGCGATTCTTTCCACCGTGTACATCAACCTGAGCTTCCCGGAAGAGTGACGGGCGACTAACCCGCCGC